TACGGAGCAAAAGGTTTTTGCCTTCTACTTGTGCTTCAGCATAGCTAGCTGCAATTGAGGCATTGAGGGTGAAAGCGCCGGAACCTACGGTGAAACCATGTTCATGCGTAAGAGCCAGGGGTTGTACATACTTATCACCGATTTCTTTTTCACCGGCACTGAACTTAATCATCTTGAGGACGCGGACGCCATCAGGAATTAAACTTTGAAGTGAGTCTGCATAGACTTCTTTAAGCCATGAAGAGATTGTAGATGCGGCATTATACTGAGCCATTGGGCTATTCCTTTAGTTTGATTGAGAGTTGCTTTGATTACTGGATGAAAACTTGTTGAGCGTTGGCCGCGAGATCAACTCGGTAGGCTGTTTAATGAGGGATTAGTCAGTTGGTCACGGTTCCAGAACGGAAGTGCGTGCCGTGATAATGTCCTCATTAATTATATAGTCGTTTACAGCGAAATTAATTTTGGACTAGAAGCCTGCTTTCTTGCGAGCCGCGTCAATCCACTCTGCTTGCGTCAGATACTTGTCTTGTTTCGGGGCGCTGCGTGTTGGGGATGCTTGTTGCGACTGCTCTTGGATCATCGCAGCCTCTGGTTGTACTTTAGCTCTGATCTTAGCTAGGTCGTGCTTGCGGATACGCTTCGCGATGTCGCCGCCCAATAGGTTTAACAACTGGTCGCCCTCTAGTCCGCCTGTCATGGCTTGAAGATCAGACAGATAACCTTCGCGCACAAAATCCACGGCGGTTGCTAAGTCTAGTTCATACCCCTTCTTTTTGGCGCTATGGAGCACTTCGGCAACGCGCTTAACTGTGTATGGTGTTTTGGGCAACTGTGCTTCAGATAACACTTTCGCTATCTTCTGATCGTATTCTTTCAACTTACTTAGCTTTGCCGCTTCATATTGCTTCTGTTCAGTCTGCGTGCGATCGTTGTCGGCGGCTTCTTGCTTCATTCGCTCTTGGTCAGCCTTCCAGCCACGCAATTCTTCTAGTTCTCGCTGTTGTGGGTCCATCATCTCTTTGCGGACTTCGCCCCCAAGATATTCTTCTGCAATCTCGCGGAAGTTGATTCCCAGGTCTGGATTCAACAAGATTTTCTTCGGATCTTTGCGCAGTGTTTCAATGAACTGCTCTACCTGCTTGCGCATTTGGGCAGCAGACTGGAACTTTTCTTCAGCCCCGTCGATTAGCTCCAAGCGGCGGCGTGCTTCTTCCATTGTGTATTCTCGTTCCTTGCCGTTTACCTTGGCGCGGATACGGGCTTCCTCAACCTTCTGCTCAATCTTCTCAGCGGGGGCAGTATTGCCGGACGATTCCTTACTAGACTGTTCTGGCTTCACCGCACCGCCTGTTACCGACTCAACGCTAGGCACGCTGCCTGAACTTGTTGAAGACTGGCTGGACGTAGGGGATGATGAGGATACGTCCTTGCCACCCGATGATGGTTGTGGGCTGCTGGGAGTGGACGGGCTTGACGATACTGGCGCTGAACTTGATGGGATGTCTGACATGGCTTATCTCCTGGTTTATGGTGGGCAGTTAAACTGCTTGAGGGATCGTTGGTAACATTGCGGCTTGATCTGGTGGCATACCCTGCGGCGCTGGTGCTTGCTCAGATTGATTTGGGTCTTGTGGTTGATTCATTGGCGGCTGTGGAGCATTAGCGCCCTGTGGCGGAACATCTGGTGCTATCGGGGCTTGTCCCAACGCATTGAGCAACGAAGGCTCAGTGGTCTTGAGAAGCATGATGTGTTCTTTGATATGATCTAGCGCCGCGCCTAACACCTTCGGATCTTTCCGTGCTTCTGGATCAGCAAAAATTGCTTTATGATCTTTGATGTGTTGGATGTGCATATCAACAGCAACAGCCTGCACAGGATTACCCTGTCTAAGTTCTTCGTTCTCCAGTTGGATTTGAAGATTCTCCTGCTGCTCTGCATCGATTACAGGGTCAAGTCGGCCTGTCGTGATTACCTGAATATACTGTTCTGGGCGCTTTATCGCCTGGCCTTGTAGCAGCGAGTTGGCTAATTCAATTCGCCCCGCCACTGTGCGCGTCACAGGATTTCCAACATCGACAAACACGCGACTGATGCTACTAATGTCCGCTGCCGAAAACTCCTTCATGTAGCTTCGATTGTTCTTACCAACGATTGCAGCGGTACGCGGTAGTGTCGCTCTTTTCTGCAAAGTCTTGATTACTGCGGACCCTGTGTCTTCTAGCATTCTGACATACGATGCTTGAATTCCGTTACTAAACTGAACCGCTTGGCTGGCCACTAACGCGAGTGCCGCTCCTGATTTCAACGAAGCTTCGGGCTGTCCGCGTGCAACCGAGTTTACTCCCGATAACATTTCGCCAAGACTTTCCAGACCCTTCAGAAAATTGAAGATCTCTGGGGGTGTGTGCGTGAGATTAAGTGCTTCTGGTTTCTCTGCTGCTTCAATAATATTCAAGCCGCCACCAAGCGCGGACTCAGTGATATTCGCTCCCGGCTTCATCCAAATATTCTGCACGCCGAATGTGAGCTGGTTGCTAAGTACAGTGCTATACAAATTGTCGATAGCTTCCTGAACGACAAGTAAATCAAATGCAACAGTATAGCCGAAAGAAGTGCCATGCTGACTGTATGCCATAGCCTTATACACAGGCAGTTCCGCCATGCTCAGTTCGCTGTTCTGGAGAAGACAGTCACTACCTAAAAATACGGCCTCGCGTCCATCAGGACATGCGTCGGTGCGCTCGTGATAAAATTGGAATACTGGAATCATGTCGTCGTCTTCATCGGTGTACTTACGAAAGAATGCGCTTAATTCTTCTTGATCGTAATCAGCGGCGTGTTGCATGACCTTCTCTGCGTGATCTGGGAATCTGGCGGCAAGATCAAAACGATTCTCCCAACGGCGCAGTATGTACCAATTCTGTTTTGTGTCCGCATCAGATCGGGCACCACGAATGACATCGTGCGGTGCGTATACCCGCATGAATACATCGCCAGTCTTTATGATTTCGCCTGTATCAATGTCACCACCGTACTCTTCGCCGCGCTTCTTATCCCAGCCGACTTCTGTGTATGCCTCGCCGTAGTTCAATAGGTATTCCATAGCGAGTCGGTAATGATCTTCGAAATGTTTTTCGCGCAAATAGTATTCAAGTAGATTCGTACCGAGGATGGTTTGTATTTGCGATTTGTAATCTGTGTTGACCGCACGGCACTCAAAAGAAGGGCGCTGTTGCGTCGCCAGTACATGTAAGTGCATGAGCAAGTTGCGATAGTGGTTGGCTTTCATGGTGCTTAACTCACCCTGCTCGCCCCCGCTGCGAATCTTCAATCCCTGGTGCTGTTCTCTGTCGTTCAGCCCGAAATACGCGCGATATGCTCTACGCCATAGTGCGAGGCGCTGGTTACGTTCCACTTCCTCGTAATAGTTTGTGACTTTAGACCACAGTTCTGTGGCGAGGGTGTCGGGGTCAGCCGATGCAAAATACTTTCTGTCCATTTGTATACGCTCCGTTAGTTGCGGCGAAACATGTTGCGGAAAACTTCGTGGGCTTTATTTAGACGTTCGCGGGGATAGCCAAAATCAGAGAATGGGTGGTATCCGTGGCCAGCGGGGAATGGATTGCTGCGGCGGTCTATGTGCTTGCAGAGATAAATTAGTGCCGCAATCAAGTCCCAGTGGCCGCCTTCGCTGCTCCTGCTGAACTTGCTGCGCTGCTTGTCCCATGTTGCATACTTGATCTGATTAATTAGATTGATGCATCTTGGGTGAATTATAATTGTTTCGGCGGACAGATCCATGCGCACGCGATTGACGTTCGCTTGTAAATCACTTTTTTCTGGTGCGTGACAGCCGAATCGGTGTGTATCGTTCAGATCCGCAATAGCCAGAGGATTTGCATCGACTACGCGAGATTTGGGGCGCAGATCTCCCCACAGCGATCTTTCAATCGACAGCGTTGCTTCGACTATCTTGGCGCTAGTAGATTTGTTAACGAGAAATTCGTCTTCGATTACAATCTTGCCCGCAGCAAAGTCGTAGTAGGCGAACAGGCCGCCAGTAAAGTCGAGATAGCCTAAGTCGAGTGCGGTAATTGGGTGGAAGTAGACAGGCTTGATGCACTCCACAACAATTCGCGATAGCAATGATTCGTCGGCTTCCGGGAGAATGGCACTGTCTTTGTCGGTGATAAATTCTGCTAGTGATTCTCTGCGCCACGTCGTTGTAGCCTCACCGCCAGCCTCTTCTTTGTATTCCTCGATTTCTTCTTTCGTTAGTCTGGGATTGTCATAAATCGTGTATTTTACATACGCGCCCTTCCGCATTGCATTAACGGCGTACCGCACAAATGCA